TGGGTGGAAAAGAAAGACCATGGTAGACGTAGATTCCACAAGGTGTTTGTTTCTATGGCACGTAAGCAAGGTAAGACACTACTTATATCTGGAATTATTTTGTATGAATTCTTGTTTGCTAAAGATCCCGAACGTTCAAGAGAAATCTTTTGTACAGCCAACGATAAGGAGCAAGCAAAAATTGCATTTGAGATGGCTCGTAAACAGCTGGATCAGTTGCGTGCAAAGTTTCCAGACATTAAAAAGTCCACTAAGAAAGTTCGTGAGTTACTAATTAATTTGGATGATGATTCATATGTTCGTCCGCTCTCTCGTGATACTGGAGCCATTGATGGATTTGAACCATACTTGGGCGTACTAGACGAGTACGGAGCTTCTAAAACAAACGAAATGATGGAGCTATTGGTTTCTGGTCAAGGTCAATTACATAAACCGTTAATCGTAATTATTTCCACAGCTAACTTTAATATGAATGCACCGATGTATACAGTTGAATATCCACGAGCAAAGAAGATTCTTTCAGGAGAAATTACTGATAATCAATACTTTGCATTTATTGCAGAACAAGAATCTATTGATGAGATTGAAGATCCTAAGAATTGGACAAAGAGTAATCCGCTCCTTGTCATCCCCGAAGTTAAGAAAGATTATGCACCATATTTAAAGAAACGGTGGGATGTTGCTAAACAAACTGGTGAGAAAAACGAAGTCTTGGTTAAGAACTTTAATATGTGGCGTCAAGCCGAAGAAAATTCTTATTTAGATATTGAAAACTGGGAGAAAACAACTGTTGAAACTAAGCCAGACATTCATGGTAAGCCTGTTTGGATAGGCGTGGATGTTGGTAAAGTTTCTGATTTATTCGCTATTAGTTGGCTAGTTCCGATTGAAGGTAAATGGTATGCGGATTCCTATTCTTTTGTGGGAACTAAATATGGATTAGATGCCAAAATTAAAAAAGACCGTATGAATTATCGTGATTTAGCTGAAAAAGGTCAATGTGAAATAACAAAACTTGAATCAGGTGTTATCGATAACGAACGTGTTTTTGATTGGCTTGAATCTTTCATCGAACAAAACAATTTAGATGTTAAAGGAATCATGTATGATCCATATCAATATGGACAGCTTTTAACATTAATTGAAAAACGGCATCCAGAATGGGAACAAGTTCAGGTTAGACAAGGAACCATGACTCTCTCTGCTCCTACTAAGGAATTTAGGGATGGTGTAATAAATGGAAATATTATTCATTCTGACAGCTTTATTTTAAAAACAGCCGTTACAAATGCTGTGTTAATGACCGACAACAACGGTGTCCGAATCAATAAAAATAAGTATTCTAACAAAATTGATCCTGTTGATGCTTTACTTGACGCTTACGCAATTTGTTTCACCGAAAACATAGATAATTACTTAAATGATGATTATGTAATGAGTGATGATTTTGGCTTTTAGGAGATGAAAATGAATAAATTATTTAAATGGATAGCTTTGAACTTGCCACAGATCGTTTTGATTTGCGGTTTTTTTATGATCTCGATTGGTTCGTATTTCGTTAGTTTACCGATCGGACTGATTGTAAGCGGAGTTTCGATGATTATCCTATCAATCTTGATGATTAAATCTGACTAGAAAGGAGGTGAATAAATGAGCTTTTTTAGAAGTTTAAATGATTCTAGCGATGATTGGGCTATGGACTACTTGAATAACGGTATTTTGCCAAGCAATCGAAATTTTATGGGAATCGGTGCTTTGAATAATTCAGATGTATTGACTGCTGTTTCGATTGTGGCTGGTGATGTTGCAAGATTTCCTATCCTACAAATTAAAGATAGTGATGATTCGATTGTGGATGAGAATACTGTTACCTACCTATTAAATAAGAGATCTAATGATTATAGTTCCGCATACTCCTGGAAGTTTGCCATGATGGTTAATGCAATTTTGACTGGTAATTCATACACGCGCATTATTCGTGACCCTACGACATACGGTAAGAATGCTGGTAAAGCAATAGAATTGGAATTTTTCCCACCCTCACAAGTGGCAATTAATTATCGAGATAGACCAGGTGTAAAACGTGAATATTACTATACTTTCTATCCGGAAGATGACAGAAGCCCATTTGATTTAGAACCAGAAGATGTTATCCATTTTAAATTCTTTAGTTCCGATGGGATTGTTGGTAGGTCGCCGCTTTTATCGCTTGTAGACGAAATGAATTTACAAAAGTCTGGTGTTGATACGCTAGGGCGATTCTTTAAGTCAGGTCTTAAAGGCTCGATTTTAAAGGTTAATGGAGCCAAGCTCAGCAAAGAAGCACGTAGAAAGATTAGAGCTGATTTTGAATATGCTCAAGAAGGTGATTCAAATGGTCCTATCGTTACTGATTCGACAATGGACTATCAACCGTTAGAAGTAGATACAAGTGTTTTGAATTTAATTAATTCAAACAATTGGTCGGCATCACAGATTGCTAAAGCAATGAGAATTCCAGCCTATAAATTGGCAATTAATTCTCCTAACCAATCCGTGAATCAGTTAGCGGCCGGATATATCAGTAATGACTTGCCGTTTTACTTTAAACCAATCGTTAGTGAATTTGAAATGAAATTGCTGACTGATAAAGAACGGCATAAGTACCATCTCGACTTTGATACTCGTAAACAAACAGCAAGACCAGTCACCGAACTGGTGGCACTGGTCGAAAATAGCATCTTAACGCCTAATGAAGTTAGAGCCGAATTAGGTAAGAAAGCTGATGATAAGACTTCTGAAATGAATGAATATCAATCAACACTGAATACAGTTTCTTTGAACTTGAAAGATGAATATCAAAAAAGTAATAAGGCTCAACCGAAAGGGGGTGATGTTAATGGAGCTAAGAACAACACAAACTAAAGTGGAAGTCAGAAGTGACGAAGAAAATTCACGAACGGTTGAAGGCTATGCGCTTAAATTTAATACACGTTCACAACCTTTAGCTAATAACTACTTTATCGAAACACTAGATAAACGGTGTCTTGATAATACTGACATGAGAAATGTGGTAGCCACTTTTAACCATGATCAATCCAAATTATTAGGTCGTTCAGGTGTCAATTTAACTTTGACCAAGGACGATACCGGATTGAGATTTAAAATTGATTTACCAAATACTACAACCGCAAACGATGTGTTAGAAGAAGTCAGAATGGGAATCCTATCTCAATGTTCTTTTGCGTTCTCGTTGCCAGACGATGGTAATGGAAGTGAATGGCGTGAGTCAGACATTGATGGTGTGGAGTATGAAAGAACAATCCGTTCAATCGACAAATTATATGATGTTTCTATTGTTACCACACCAGCCTACGCGGATACAAACGTGTCTGTAGGCAAACGTTCAATGGAAGTAGTTAACAAGTTAAAAGAAGAACCGTTAATTAAAGCCAGAGAGCTTAAACGACAAGAAGCTTTACGAAAACTAAATATGGATTATTTGAAATAGGCCATTGAACTTAATCAGTGACCTTTTTAATACTCAAAAAATAAGGAGATTAGTTAATGCTAACAGAAATCATTAAAGAATTACGCAATAAGATTGCGGATCAAGAAGAAACAAGAAGTAAGAAAGCAGAAGAAACTCGCTCAATTCTTGAAAACAAGGAATCTACAGACGAAGAAATCGCTTCTGCTAATAAGGCTGCAAGCGAAGTTCGTAAAATGGACGAACAAATCAAAGCTGACAAAGAAAAGCTTAGAAATTATGAAGCCACTGCTAAGACTCCAAACAATCACAAAGAACCAGAAGGTAGAAAAATGAGTGCAGAAGACGAAGAAAAACGTTCATTGAACGACTTTTTACATTCTAAGGGTGAAGTTCGTGATGGTATCACAAGCCCTAATGTTGGTGTAACAATTCCGGAATCAATTGTTTATAGTCCTGAAAATGAAGTTAAATCAGCAACTGACCTATCTCAATTGGTTCAACATTTTACAGCCACAACAGCAAGTGGTGAATATCCAATTTTGAAACGTGCAACAGCAACACTAAATACCGTTGAAGAATTGGCAAAGAATCCTGAACTAGCAAAGCCTGATTTTGAAAATATTTCATGGAAGATTAATACATATCGTGGTGCTATTCCAATTTCAAACGAAGCTATTCAAGATTCAGCCATTGATCTAACTGGATTGGTATCTAGAAA